CCACGGCCACGGACGGCAAGTTCAGACTTTTCCGCTGTAAGGTGATCGGGGAGAAAGACATCAGTGAGCTAGTCAAATGACCAACAAAACGAAGCGCACAACGATCAGCGACACCTGGCACAACATTTCCCGAATCGGCGGGCGGTGCTCTTATAGCGCCACTATTTTACAACAGTTCCCGGAGTTGCTTGACCACCTGAAGTGGCTGGAGGCCGAGGGTCTTGCCGTCGTGCGTGTCAACACGGACAAGGGAATACTCACCGTCGAGGGCGTGCGCAAAGTTCGCACGATAGACGAGATGATGCCGGAGAGGAAAGAGATATGACAACATTTGGCACACGAATACGAGCGTTACGTTTGGGATACATGGAGTTGCCTGGTCAAAAAGGATTTATGCGTTTAAGACAATCCACTGGAGACGGGTGCATTTGCGAGTTTGCACCAATGGATGGCCCTATCCCGCAAAAAGTGAAAGGCGATTCGCATTTGGTCTGGTGGGAGGACGACGCCGAAGGATTCGTTGCCTCAAGTCCTGTGCTCAGAGTTATATTACGGGTAAACAAGCCGTTTGCCGTGGAGTTGGACTACGACGGCCAGTTGGTGAAGCTATGACTCCCCTACGCGCGCGGCTAACGGCGCTGCGCGGGCGCTGTGCGCGGCACAAGGGAGGCTAGAACTATGATGACCCCACCGACGACGTTGAGAATCCGCCTCACTGCTCTTCGTGACGATCTCTTGCGGCAGGCCTACCCGTGGCCTGCGCACCGAATCACCGTGCTGCTGAGGCACGACGACGATGAACTGTTAGAGGCAGCTATCGAGTTGCGAGCCACAAGCAGAGAGGGCCTGGCAAAGCGGCTCGCGCGTGCGCTCAGCGAGGAAAGCGAGGAGGAGAATACATGAGCAAGTGGGAAATTGAGAAATATCGTGCATTCAGATGGAATCAAACCGATGCCTACGGCATTGGGGTCTTTTACACTGGCGATCAGGGCGGTTGGCAATGGTGCGTTTTTGGAGATGCAGGCGAGGATATTGAACTTCCAAAAGGACACGCAAGCACACTTAAAGAAGCGAAGATACTTGCGCAACAAGCATTACGCGAAACAAGAGGATGGGAAATGAAATGACACGAGTAAAGGTTGATTTGGGCTACACCAAAGAGGAACTGGCTGCGCTTATTCCGTTCAATCGAGCGCAGATAAGCGTAACCGCTACACGTCTTGCTCGGGCCGAGCAAGACGTCGCATACTACGCTGCTTGCATGGCCGGCCTGCACGCTGAAGCCGCGAGGCTGGAACGTATAAAGCAAATGATGGAGGCTGATAATGCCTGATTGCAAAGGTTGTGCCTATGTCGGTGACTTGGGCAGTCCGATATGCCGTGCTTGTGGCAGGCAGGAAGAGGCACGAGTAGCTCAAATAGAGGCGACTCGTAAGCCGTTGCCGCGTGACCTGCCCGAAAAGCTCTTTATGGCAAAGGTCGTCAAGATATTTCAGGACGCCGGATGGAAAACGTATCATACGCACGATTCCCGGCGGTCTGACCCGGGATTCCCCGATCTGGTATGTGTGCGCCCGTGGAAACCCTATCATCGCTGCCTACTATGGGCCGAACTCAAGACGATGACGGGGAAAGTCTCGCAGGTTCAGCACGACTGGATAGCTGCTCTGGAAGCTGCTCAAGTTGAGGTTTTCGTTTGGCGTCCATCAGACCTGCCGGAGATCGAACGAATAGCTAACGACTAACGCGCCGCGAGCGCGGGATTCGACTGTCGGAGCATAAACCATCGCAACCGGAGGCTTTGTTTCGCTAAACCAGATTGCCAAGTTCGTAACATGCACTGACGTTTTTCAGCAGTATCGGGGTATCCCATGGCCGCCTTCCGGGGCCATGGCCACCGTAACTTTCAATGGTGTTTTCGTTTACGAGCAAAAAAACGTGTCCCGCCTCACCGTCCTTCGGTTCGATGAAACAGATTCTAAGAATCGAATCCTCCAGCGGCCCGACTTCGGAATACTTGCAGACAGGCAACGCTTTCTGTTCGCACCACTCGTGAATATTTACCGAGCCATCGGGCACGGTGAGCCGAAACGCGCCAAACAGGAGCCACCGCACGAAGCCGCTGCAATCGGCGGCTTTCCAGTATCCGGGTGACGATGCAAGCGGCGGTTTCGCGTCCATCACGTAGGTGTGGCCTTCAAATGTTGGTTCCATCGTATCAATCAGTGCTTGCCGATTCAGTTCCATGTTCCGCCTCCTGCAGCCTAAGAATGAGATCGTAGCCCATCGCCTCGAAAATCCGGGCTTCATCGCAATCGACGCCGTAGAACCGCGACCACTCGCGCACTATTTTCAGTCGCTGATCCACGGCGTCGATTGCGTTCATGTCGGTTGTTACCCCGTGAGCGCGGCTACACAGTCCGCGAGGTCTTGTGATATTGTCTGAAGGTCCATGTTGGTAGGCTCTACCAGCACGGCATCCGCAGCGAGCTTCTGCAACTCCGTCAACGCGCTGGTAAGGATTGCTAAGTCCTTTGTAGGAACAACGGCTTTCAGCAGTATACCCACGTCCTTGAGCGTGGTCACATTGCCCTCTGCAAGTGAGAGCACGGTCTTGACCGCAGTCACCACTTCTTCGGTTCGGCTCACGAGCCAGTTTACTGCAACTGAAAGATCACTCATGGCGTTATCCTCCTTCCTTGTTGGTTTAGGTGTAAGTGGAGATCGTGCGAACCAAGCGACGACGATCCCCGCGATGTAAGCGATTATCCTCAGAATCATTTCGAGTTTTGCATTCATGGCTCCTACCCGATTAGTCTACTGAGACCCCGACAGACGAGCCACGCCAGCGCGACAAGTCCGATGAAGTCGAGAACACCTAAAAAATTGAGCGGTAGCGAGAACATTGATTTCGCCTCCTTTGAATTATATGCCGCGTAGCAGGCGGCGTCAATTAGCGCGATAGTCGATTGAGAATAAGGACGACCGTTCCGCCGTAAGCAACAAACAGCAGACCCACGGACCACCACAAGCGAGCAGTCGCAAGCTCTAAGGATTTCTTAGTAGTCTTGCCGTCGATCTCTTCTTTCCGTTCGCGCCACTCAATTTCCCAGTGCTTCGTGCTCTCTTCGTGGTTATCGCTGATGCGCTTGCATTCCTTTTCGCAGGCAGTGATCCTGTCGGACTCTCGTATGCACGCAGGCGAAGTGCCATTGCCGATCTTAGCAATAGCTTCCTCTATTCGTTTGAGGCCAGCCGGAATCGTGTCTTCCACTGTTCGCAGTCGCTTGTCGAGATCAGCCGCCGCCGTATTGATATTGCCGCGCTCTTTTAGTGTTTGTTCAACACGCGCAAGCCGTTCCTTCGTTGCTCTAAGTTCTTTTTCCAGTTCAGCTGTTGTTGCCACTCACCGCCTCGTTTCACGCGCTAAGGAGCGCGGGTTAGTTACCTATACCTGCGGCAGCACGCCTCTTGGCGACATCCGCTTTCAGCGCGTCCTTGCGAGCCTTCGCCGCAGCCTTGACCCGCTCGGGCATCCTTATATCTTTTATGGCTTCCGCCGCGCCTTTCATCGTGGCGAACAGCCCATTGTTAAAGCCCCATTGCGCGAGTGCGTCGAGCTGCTCGGGCTTCGCCGACTTGGCGCGGGCCGCGAAAGCGGCTTTGATCGGGGCAGGGTCCATCGGCACGCTTCCGCGCCCGTATTTGCCGGGTATGCCCATTTTGACTTGTTCCGTGAATCCTTTTGGCTTCCGCTGCACTGTATCTTCTGCGTCAAACATACCCTTTGCATAATCCTTGACTGTAGGGTTCTGCTTGTCCACATCCGTTCCAGCCGCCACTTGCTGAATGGCCTGCGGAATGAATCCTCGCACATAAGCCCCCGCCATTCCCCCGAAGTCACCAGTAGTAAGTGCCTGCGTCATATCCGATATTGTGTAAAGTGCCGGACCTTCCTTGACCAAATGGCCTACGGCTTTCCCTGCTGCTATCGGAGCATGTTTTCCCGCAGATAGTTCGTTATGAAATGTTGCCCAAGTGCTTATAGCCTCAATCGGCGGTGAGTGAAGTAACTTGTGAGTCAGAAGATGTCCATTTATCTCGATACTGCCAGGCGGCAACATCTGGCCGTTTTGTCCTTTCGGACGATGCTGCCCATAGCCTGCAACCACTACGCCTTTGACGAGGCCCATGCCAACCAGGGCAACCGGGACGCCCAGGCTACCCTGTCTGACTGCGTTAATGAACTTCGTGGCCTGCACGTCTGTTATCTCCTTACCGGTCCGAGCGTCGTTCCACATCTTGCCATACCTGACAGCGGCTTCCGGCAATCCTAACCCTGCGTTCTCGATTGACCTGCCTACGAAGTTGGTAGACACCTTTGCAATCGGCGCAATAGTATGAACCAAGAATCCCAACGCAGGCGACTTCCGCGTTGCGCTGGCTTTCGCTTCGTTTATTAAATCAGCAACCACGTTTTCACCTAGGAACGCCTGCCCGATGGCGTCATAAGCCGCGCCTGTTGTTATGTCTAACTGAACAACAGGGTCGCGCACGTCAAGCCCCCGACCTATCGCGTTTCGTGTCCGAGCGCGAAGAGATTCCTCGAAAGTAGCACGCTCGACCGGGGTTTTCATTAATCCGTGGACTTTCAAGATGGTATTCAATATCCTGCCGGTGACACCTTGCACGGTTGCGCTGCCGCCCACGTCTATATTTCGAGGTTTCAGATTAGCTGCACGGGTAATGTCTGTCGATCCGGTATGCCACATATTCACAAGGTCGTGCCATGTCGCGTGACTTATCATCGCTCTAACGTTTGTCACAACGTCACTGACGCGGGGATTGCCTTTGCTTGTAGATATGTCCATCATTCGCTGACCGCCGACGCGAACCCTTCCGGCAACAAACTCGGCTGGCTTAGTGAGTGCTTCGGATATGGGGTTGGTGACAGTCGCCATTCCTATCTTCTCTATAACACCGGGACCAGACAATATGGTAGCGCGGAACATATCACGCGCCGCATCCCAGGCAGTAGGCGGTGGCTGGGGCTTCGTAAATGCGTTATATTCCTCACGGTAGGCGTCGCGTAAAAACCGGGCATCCATCAGTTCCTTGTTGGGAATAATCGGCGGCGGTTTAGGAAGCGGTTCGCCTTTTCCGGTCGCGTTCGCATACTTACCGGCCTGCGTGGTAGTTGTCTTAATGGCAGTGGCGACGCGCTTGTCATTCGAGACTTTCTGATAAATCGCGTCAAGGTGGGGTCGGATCGCTTCGCCACACTCCTTAAGCATATTCTCGGACCAATCAGCGAATGAGCGGACGCCAGCCTCGATATAAGCCCCGCCCAGGTTGGTAGCGTGCATCAGAGCTTCAGGGTCAATACCCGCAGTGAGTCTACCGCCTGGAGATGTCTGCGAGAAGTACGCCCGTGCCGCGTCTACCTTGCTTTGAGTGAAGACCTTGTTACGGACGAATCGAGTAGCCGCAGTCGGTTTCTCAGTTACTTTCGCTGGTTTCTTTGCCTGTGCTTCGAGTTCAGCAATTTTCTTGTCTTGCGCTGCAAGTTTGTCCGAGAGGTCTTGAACCCTTGCTGATTCCTCCGCGTTCGGTTCACGACCGAGTTTGGCATGGAGGTTCATAAGACCAGTGCCGAGAGAATAGTCCTCTTTGATGAACTCGTCAAACGCCTTGAGGCCAGCCGCGTTGTTTTGTGCGCCGATAGCTCGTGCCTGCTGGTTGTCCTGCAATTGCTTGATAAGCGGTCCAGTGTCCTCACCCTTGGTTTGTGCTGCTCTAATTTCGTTTTGGATACGCATCCGGTCAAGACCAATCACATTGGCTTCTACATCTGTTACCTGCCGCTTCTTTGCAATCAGACTAGCGACAAGATCGCGCCCATGAGCGGGGTCTGCCTCAAGTAAAGTTTGGGCCTGCGCGTGGGCTATCGTTCGCGTTTTCTTAGCTTCACGTTCTACGGGGTCAAGTCCATATTCTTCCGCTTCGGGTTTTACGACCCGGTTCATAATGGAAGTTGTGTGCCCACCTTCTCCCCCCGTCTTCGCTTCGGGGTTCAGCGCGGCCCAGGCTTCATCGAGGTATGGCCTCACGTGCTCGCCGACTGCTTTCACAACGGCGTCTTTCCACTCTTCCGCTGTCTTCACGCCCTCGTTCAGTATATGCTTGCCGACATTCTGGACAGCCTTGGCTGTGCGCACTGGGTCGAAGTCGCCAGCGCCGGGACCGACAGCGCCCTTGTTGGACTTCGCTATCTTCTTGAGGTAATCAAGGTCTGCGAGAACATCGTCAGGCGCGTCAGCGAAGAAACCGGACCTGGGGGGTTTCGCAGAGGGTTCAGGGGTCGCGGCAGGTGTGCGTCGTGGCTCCCCCGCTCCCGCTTGCGGTTCTGGCGCGTTCGCGGTAGGCGCGGCTGGCGCGTTGCTCTTCTCCCCCCCCACGCCCTCGAAGCCGCCTAGAATCGTTTTGGCGGTGGCGAGGTCCGGCATCCCTTTGTTGCGGAAGTATGCCAGTGACGCGCGCGCCTCACCGCCGAGGCCGGCCACAAGCTCTTTCCATCCTTCGACTGTTTGCGGACAGGGCAGACCTTTAGCCATTGTAAGCCTCTTCCAACGCTTTCTCGTAGTCGTTCCAGTCAAGACCCGAAAGCTCACAGTAGAGCCATTCTATCTGGGTCGCCGCCGCGTGCTCGTTGAAGTAGGGGCACGCCGGGTCATCACCGGGTTCGCCATCGCCAGTGAACGCCAAATCCCAGCGGTCAACTTCCACCTGCGAAACGCCGTGCTGAATGCACAGCGCTTGTTCGACTTGCTCGTGCAAGGCAAGCGCGAAGCGCATACGGTCGTCTGGAAGATCGGCCACAAGCACCATCCGCTGGTCTGTCGTGGGATTAAGCCAGTCTCCCACGGTGCTGTAGCGAAAATCTTTCATCTTCTGCACGACGACCAATATGGATTTAAGCACTGGGAGCCTCCGTCTGTATCGAGAAATAGTCGAGTCCGCGCTTGATGAATTGCGAGTCCATCAGCTTGGCCCCGAAGTAGTTCTTAACCCACTGCTCAGTCAACGCCGAGTTGTACTGCTTGCATGAGTAAATATCTATGCTGATATAGTTCTTCGGGCTCAGTGTGTGAATCGCAACGTGACTCTCGATGAGCGGAACCCATCCCGACAAGCCCGCCTTGTCGGGGAACTCCAGCGGCGAGACGAATATCGACGGCGGCGTCTGCTTCGTCATGCCCAGGAATCCGACAATCTCATCAAGGAAATTATAGCAGTAATGGAGGTCATCGCACACGCCAGGCTTGCACTCGTAACAATCCAAAAGTAGCTGATAGCCGAAAACTGGCTTGTCCATTAACTGAGCACCTTTAGCCCGAACGAATGAGCTTGTTTGATATATTCCTCTGCTTTGCCAAGAGAGTCTTCGGGTATCTCCAAAGTATAACCTTCTATGGAATCCGCAACCTCCCGTGCCCGTGAGAATGCTTCTTCCATATTTGCGCCCCAGCCGATGACAGCGCCGACCTCAGTTACGCCCTGATCTTGCGGAATGATATGGTATTCGCCGTCCACCTTCACACAGTTGCGCAGTTTTATGAACTTCCGATATTCTTCCGGGAAGATAAGGCTTTGCCAGTGCTTGTCGGACCACGAGCAATGAAGCATAATCTCGCAACCCCACTTCGCTACAAACTTCGGCTGAACCATCTTTCCGCCAGCGCCCTCCCACATAATTTCTGCAAGATTGGTATGTGCCTCTTGAAAATACTCGCCAGGTGGTGAGCCTATTCGAGTACAAGGGTCAATAGGGTGTGGCACTCTATCTTCTCCGATTCTCACCTCACAAGCCCAGTTGCCGCAGTAACCCACTTCTGTGAGATACGGTATCAGGGCTTGGTCACATCGGGTAATGGACTCATCAATGTCCGCGTAGTTCTCTACCTTGCAGACGTAACCCATATCCTTTACTTCAAAGCCCACGAGAGCCTTATCAGGAAACAAGCCACCAGCGAAGTAGGTGTCAATGGCAAGTTCAATTCTACTCGGCAGGTTCTTTTCAAGGATAATCGGAAACTTATCCGCGAATGGCCCCCACTGGTATTCGAGGTCGGCAAGTATCCACCGTGAGAATGCGAAGCTCTTCGACTTCCAGCTTTCCCGATGACCGCGCCACCGCGATATTTTCACGTGCCAGTTCTGATGAACTTTCAGGAACTCACGGGCAGCGTCCACACCCTTTACAACCTCGTATTCGCCAACAGGCAGACCGAGATCGGCCATCTTCTCTTTTGCGAAAACGCGGTCAAGCTCCAGTTCTTCGCCGGTGCGTGATCCCCACACGCGCTTGCCCATCTCGACAAGAGTTTCTTGTTCATCGCCATAGTTGATGTCTGGGAAGATGAACAAATTAGCCTCGTGCCTTACCGCAAACGGCGATCTAGTAAGAGTAACACCTGGTAGTCCTTTGCCTATCCACCCTTGATTGATTCTCTGAAAAGCCGATTTGCATTCAGGCGAATAATAAACCTTGCCATAATCGCGGGCAAGAGTGCATGCCAAGTCAGCGAATATCCCTTGATCTGTTATGCATGCTGTCACTTCGGAGAGTTTCATTCTACAAGCCCTCCGCACCTTATCCGATCAAAGTATTCGTTCATAGATTCCTTGAAATCGTGAAGTGCATTCTCCTTGTAGTGGTTCTTAAACTTCTCTTGCACTGTATCGCCATCGGCATCAGCGACAATACTCTCAACCTGTTTCGCCGTTCTTCTCCCCGTGAGTTCGAGCTTCGGCGGCTCGGCAGCGGGCGCAGGAGACCCGCCCGCGTCTATACCAAACGATTTAAGCACGTCGGTGGACACGGGTATTCCGGCATCTTGTGCAGTCTTAACCGCAACGTAGTGCCCCGCGTCTCTGCCGTATTTGTCACCAGCCGCTAGAATGTCTTTGCCAGACATTGGCCCGTATGTCATTGCGTGTTCATGAGTCCACTCTCCACGCTTTACCTCAAATGGCTGCACGTAGTTTACGCGGGACGCTTCGGGTATCTGCGCCCTAATTCTGGAGAATCGTTGCCACCATTCAGCGACGGATTCTCCAGGCTGTTTGGCAAGTTCATCTTCATAATTTTTTTCATCGCCCGGTCCATTCTCCACAGGTCGATTTTCCAATATATCTGAAGATACAGGAATAGTAGTCTTTGTTTCATTTGATAATCCTTTCGCCCCGCCCCCCGTTTGCGGAGAGGAGGAGGTGTAAATAGGCTTGACTACTAGTTCGCCGGATGTAGGAACAGGAACCTTTTCGATAGGGTTGTCAATGGCAAATGATTGCGCTTTTTGAGCAGCTTGTATGCCTGCGTAGCCGTGTCCTTTAGGTAAGTCGCTGGCGAACGTATGGACTATATCCTCTGTCGGGTGAACGAGTTGAACCAAGTTGCTGTTTGGCCCGTTACCTTCACCTTTTATCATCACCCAACCAGTAGGATTCTCGTGCAAGTCTAAGACAGGTTGCCCCTTGTGTCGAGCGACTGCTAATTGGACGTCATTCGGCTTCGTATTGGTCGCAGTTGGCTTGACACTGCCCTCGTATTCTGCCCCCGCTTGCGATTCTGGCGCGTCCGCTGGCGCGGACGGCTTGCTACTAAGGTCGAGCACATAGTCTATTACGGCTTCCTTTGTGGGCAAGTGGGATTCTGTCCCTGGGATTACTGCATACGACCCTGATCCGTCTGATCTTGTGTTCTTGCTTACCGACACAACCCACCCTCCTCCGCGAGCCGGAGAAGCATCAAGTAAATATCCTTCTGGGGTGTGCCCAAGAGTTACGCCCCATTCATCGGCTGTGTCCAATTTCGCCGATATTGACTCGCGAGTCACATGCGCGGTTGCTGGCGCGGACGGCTCAGGAGTCGGCTCGGCGGCGACAGGGGCTTCCTGCGGCTGCTGAGTGGCTTCAGCGTTGATCGCATCGTCAAGAGTCGTGTGGAGTTGCGCCTGTTCTTCGGGAGTGAATGCGTGGTTATCCGCAATATTGTCAACAACCTCATGAAGTGAGGCAGTCGGATCAGCACTCCCGGCTTCGCCGCCACCTGCCCCGTGCAATGCGCCATGAAGTATAATCGGCAGTGTCAGCAAGTCCAACCCTTTGCCCTCGCGCACTGTCTGAACTGGGTCTTTCCACGGTTCGAGCAAGCCATAAATTGCATCCATGGGAGAGGCGGCCATTGAAACCAAGCTAACTGCACCCGCAGCTTGTCCGAGCACAGGGATAAAGTAGGAGCTGAGCGCGCCCACACTACCAACGAAGTTGTCTACCGCTTCGCGGGTGTCTCCAGCCATAGTCCCTACTTGGCCGGTATCAGTTGCGGCTTTACCAATAAAATCAATAATGGGGTCGGCAATACCTCTCAGTGCTTCAGATGCTGCACCTGGGACGACTTGCGCTGATTTTTGGAGTATATCTTTCCCACGTGCGGCAGTAAAAACGCCCATCGGCTTGGGACTGTAATAGTTACCCGGCGAACCTTCTGCCGGGCCGATAAATGTTTGCTGTGGTTGTTTAGCTCTCACGTCAGCCGCTTTTCGCGCATAGTCAATCGCCCCAGTGCTGGGATCGGTATATGGCGTGTTTTCGGCAGACGCCTTGAGCATAGCGACAGCTTGCTGGAAAGGCGAGTCTCGGACTGCTTGATGCTTCGCCTGTTTCTGTTTCAGCCAATCGGCGTGTGCGTTGTCAATGGCCCCTCGCGCGAAGTCGGGGTGAATGATCTTCATCTGAGCAGGCCCTAACCCATGGTCAAAGCTATTGTTCATGTAGTCTATGATTCGCTGAGTGCGGAAGCGGGCGGTGGGTTGGGTCATCTGATTGTCCGTCATTGCGATAATGTCGGCATAATCCGATTTGCCCGTTGTCTTGCTACTGCCCACGATCTTACTCACGTAGTTTTGAGTCTCTTGGGGTAGAGGACGCCCTGATCTAACTCTCGTGTCGCCCGCATTGTACGCCGCGAACGCCTTCGCCGGATCGCCGCCGAACTCATCAAGTTTGCTCTTGAGATACTTGAATCCGCCTTCGAGGTTCTGCTGAGGGTCGAAGCTGTCTTTGACGCCCACCGACTGTGCGGTACTGTCAAGGAGTTGAGTCAGACCCTTCGCGCCTGCCTTGGAAACCGCACGAGGATTGCCCCCACTCTCAGCCTGAATCCACCTGTGAGCCATTCCGCGATCTATGCCATGCTTGTCGGCCAGAGCGTCAATCTGCGCGTCATAGTTGCCAGGCTTGCCAGTGCCCGCTTGTTTGCCCAACTGCTTGTCGGTCTGAGCTATGATGTCGTCGTAATCGCCCACTATTGTAACCCTGCCGCTCTTGCGTTTTTGACCGCCGCCTTGATGTAAGCCTGTGATTTGCCAGCCGCTTTCAGTTCAGTAGTCAAACCGGCAATACTTCGCTTGCCGCCGCCCTGCTTGCCGCCGCCCGCCGCCTTTGCGTATTCGTCAAGACCCTGCTCCTTTCTGGATACTGCCGACTCAAGATGCTGTTTAGCTTGTGGCAGTCCAGCGCCGAAATTCTTGGCGGCTGTGTTAACCTCGGTCCGTGCTAATTTAACGTCTTCATCGAGCGAAGGAAGCGACGTGCCAAAACTGGTCATAAACGCATTTGGCTTCATTGCCGGATTTTTGGCAGCTATTCGTTTTTCACGAGTATTCGCTTGGGCTATTCGAGAGTCGGCTTGTTTTAGACGACGCTGAGTATCAGCTTCCATGTCTTTCTGCTTGGTAGTCTCGGAAGAAGTGTAAGGCCAACCTTTAGGCATTTGAGACATATCGACATCGGATTCAGTAGGGCCGCCTGGCCCACTTGCGGGATTACCCAACATCTCCAACATCTTTGTCGCGTGATACAATTGATGACGCAACTGAGTGCCGGCAAGAGTATCCGCTTCTCCACGCTCAACAGACTCTTTTACCATGGGCGTCAATCGCGTAATATCACTTTGGTAGAGCATTCGGTTATCTGTCTTCTTTTTTTCTGCCTGTGCTACCCCTGCGATTTTCTCCTTTTCGGCATTCTCGTATTCTTCATGCGTCTCCAAGTGCCGCCCCGGAGTCTCAGTAAAGCCGTCAGGGACTTGTTGGGCAGGTTGCGCCGCTACGGCGGGCTTGCCGGGAATCTCCGGCCCCATCGGTTGCGTGGGCACAATGCCGCCCATCGGCTGAGTCGGGTCAAGGCCAGGAGCGCCCGGCTGAATACCGCCACTGGCAGGAATGGCGTCTTGTCCTGGAACCGCCGCCTGCTCCCTGTATTTCGGCGTCCTAACAGCTACACCGATCTTCCTCTCATAATCACCAAGGTCTCCCATAAAAGTGGGACTGTTCCACCGTATTCCAGCGCGTCCAACTTCGTGTCTTCCTTCTGGGCCTAGACCACCTGGAACAAGGCCCCAGTAAACATCGAAGTTCTCTTTAAGAATAGCTTCGTCGGCTCGCTCTTGAGCAGTCTTATCTTCGTGCGCCAACAACGCCTGCTGACGCGCGTTCGCCTGGGCTTCCGAATACTGCTGACGCTGCATTTCAAACTGCTGCTGACTCGCCATCTGTTGCTGCGGGAGCAAGGTGTCTTTCATCGACTCTTGCTGTTTCTGCCGAGTCGCCTGTTGACCGAGAACGACTTCGGCTATTGCATCCATTGGAGATGTTGGCATAAGTTACTCCTAAGTGTAAGGTCCATACGGCGAAGCAGGCTGAGGCACGTAATCGCTTCCACCGCCCGGATTAGCATGCCAATACGGTGCAGTAGGCTGGTATTGCCACATCGCCTGTGCCCACTTCTTAGCCGAGTTGAGCGCATTCTGGCTCGACCCCGGCGCGACCATCGCGTTCGGGAACATTCCGAGCGCCATACCGCCGATGTCACCTACCGTCTGCCCTAATGTCTGGTCGGCCATATCCGTGCCCTGCATTTGCGCCTGCGCGCCGCTCTGCGACCGGCCTGCGTTGCTTTCCGCTATACCCGTAGCGAAATTGCCGACCTGCCCAAGCCCGCTCCAATAGTTGTTTGCGGCGTTGTTCTGTGCGTTTATGGTATTTATACCATATCCGGTATTCTCTCCGAGAGTCGCGCCGAGTCCTGATTGGGCCACTCTCTGAGCCTCGCCACGACCCCGCCCGGTATCGCCGAACTGACTCCAGTAGTTCAATGCGGAGTTCTCGCCCGCCTGCGTGTTTGCCCCGATAGCGCCGAGGTTCGCGTTATGCTGAGCAAGCAAGGCCGGGTTCTGGGCCGTCATTTGAGGCTGAAGATAGCCGGTCAAATACTGCTGCTCTTGCGAGATATACGGCGCGGCGGTCGCGTTGACCTGGTTGTTGATACCCGTCATCTGATTCGCGTATTGGTTTGCTGCATTCGAGTAGTCCGAACCTGTGAATGCACCTATAATGTTAGAAAATATGCTCATGATAATGCCCCTAGTAGTCTTTCTCAGTGAAGTTATGCCAGTTGGTATAGTCAGGAATGTCTGGTGTCGCAGAGAACGGATAGTCGCTCGTGGCAGGCAGTCCGCCGCCCATAAAGTTGTGAGCGCCCACGGTCGGAATCGTGCCATAAGTACAGTCGATAGCGCGAATCAGCCCAGTTGGGATAGACGGGTAAGTGCCGTTTGCGTGGATATCACGCGTGTTGACGGCTGACCCTGTGCCAAACTGCACATCTCGCAGAGTTACAGACAAAGTGTTCGCCGGGTCAATCTCAACCCCGTGAGTGCAGCCGCCGATAAATGTCCAGTTACGGCAATAGCATTCACCGCCCAGGTAGAGACCGTCCAACATTCCTTCAATATGGCAGTTGTCGACAATAATCCCGCCGCCAGCGTTCTTGATTCCGGCTCCAGCAGCGCCATTCTCCAGATCGCAGTCAGCAACGATGCCATTGGCACTCCCGTCGAAGAAGATTCCTGCACTCTTGCAGCCGTTGAATACGCACCGATTATTGATCGTGACGAAGTTGCAAGTAAGCCCACCGACCGTGACTCCGACATGGACTCCGTAGTTGCATCCCAGGAAAGCACAATCTGAGACAAGCCCGGTTGTGCAGTTGCCGTTGATACCTTCGCTGAATGCGGTCACGTTCAGCCGACTGAACGTCGAGAACGCGCTTCCATCACCATTTGCCGTGCTGCACGCTATCGCCGTAGTAGCGTCCGGCGCACCGCCCATCCACGGCCCCGATAGCGCAAGGTCCATAATCTCTATCACACCGGTGATATTCGGGTTGACCGGGTCGAATGAAGGCCACGTCACCAGAGCTAGCGAGAACAGCGGGCCAACCACAGTGGACTTCACAAACGCACAACATCTGCCCGCGCCCACGATTCGTGTTGCCGACCGCACCGTGAGCGATGCGCTTATCGGGTAAGTCCCCGCAGGCACGAGAATCCATCTGCTCGCGTTCAACGCCGCCTGGAACGCCACCGTATCATCACCCGTGCCATCGCCGCGAGCCCCGAACTGCTGAGGCGTCACCCACGGAATGGGTGGCAAAGTGAAGCTGCTAAACCCCGACCAGCTAGGTAAAGACGGAGATCCAATCGGGTTAGAGTTCGAGTCGAGATATTGGCAGTCGATAGCGCGAATCAGACCTGTCGGCGTGCCCGTTGTGCCAGGAGTAACAGCGAAGAATACACCGCCAGTCAGGCCCTGTATCATAATCACAGAGTCCAGCGTTATTCGACGAGCATTAGGACCGTCAATTTCAATGGCAATAGACGTGTTATCGACAAGCCACACCGCTCCGCCATCAAGACGGCCCTGTCCGTCATAGACCGACCCGCTTCCCTCGAAGCGAATGCCGGTCGCGCCGGACGGTGGCTCGATATGACACCGCACGATCTCCACATCTTCCTGCGCAACCACTATGGCGCAAGTGGAATTAGCCTCAATATCGCAGTCGATTACCCTTCCCCCGCTTCCCGCAGTGATTATACCGGTCACGTTACTTCGTATATCGCAGTCTCGAATTGTCCAGTTGTTCGCCTGCGCTCCCGGCGTAATGTAGATGCCAGTCAGATTGTTGTAAAAATGGCAATGTTCGATGAGGTGAGTGAGAAACGCACCACCTACGCCGATTTGGAAGTTTTGAAGCAGGATATCGGAAAACCGGCCGTAAGCAATCCAATGGGCCGAATCGTTATACTTGCCCTCAATACCTCTTGCCCCACTGCCACCGGGTCCATTAAGCCAAAGTCCAGAGATCGTGCATCCATCATAGTCAGCCCCGCCGCCGCTCGTATTGTCGATCTGAAGACATGGCCCTGTTCCGGTGAAGTGCAGTTGCGACCAGTAGGGTACGCCCCGAATAGTTGATCCCAACCTCACAACAAGACTGCTGCTAATAAGATACGTCCCTGTGGGAACCAATACCCACTTGCTCGCGTTCAGCGCCGCCTGAATCGCCGTCGTGTCGTCGCGAACGCCATCGCCCGCCGCGCCGAACTGCTGAGGCGTCACCCACGGAATGGGTTGCGCGGTAGGACTGTTCCTGGTAGAGCTACCCGTTGCCGCCACCGGGCTCACCCCTGCATTCGCAGCGAGCGCGGTGTTGATCTCTTTTACCATCTGCTGCTGGACGTTGCGCAGGTTCGGGTCAACAATCTCGTGTGAACGGTCTGTTATCTTTGGTATACTCATTTCGACGATGCCCCCGGCGCTTCCACAAAAATGCTCTGAATTGTTGGAGGATAAGGAGTCGTGTATGTTGCCTGCACTGCGATAGCATAACCTCGAATATCAACGGGAACTCGGTAACGAGCCGACCCCGGATTGACGGTTATCGTTTTGGATGTTGAGACGGGCGCTGCGGAGTCGTCAGCCGCAAGGCTCGTGATAACCAAATCAACGGTGACTGAGTTCGTGTCGTCGAAACTGTCGATGTCAAGGTCAACTACGTTCTGGCCCAAGTCCTGAATCGGAGGCGTGAGCATCCAATTCTGAGTCATGGCGTTGAATGTGATTGGGTCATATTCAGTAGCCCATGTCCAGGTCACGCTATTGGAGTCGGCTTCGTCGCTGCTCAAGATGGTAAACCCAACGCCAGGAGTCACGGAGACTGAGAGATTTCCCGGTCCCGAACCGCTCGTATATGCTACAGTCACTACAGAATTAGAGGTTACAGCCGAATTGGTAATAACCAGTCTGGCATTAACGAAGCCGGGAACAAGATTTCCCGTGCCGCTAACCCCGCTTGCGCCGTTGAAATCCGTCCACGTGTTTGGGGCCATCAACTGCACAGCGTAGCCGCCCAAGCCCTCGATCCCCCACAATTCCCCGAAGTTCGTGTCCTGATCGGCGGCAAGACCGATGAGTGGCTGTGCCGACCGGATAACCCATCCATCGCGCATAACGTCATACATCCAGAGATACGGATTCCCGTCACTGATCTTGTAAGCAAAGAAGATATACTTGTGGTTGAGATAGACCGCTTCGTGATACTTACTTAGGTCGATGTCGGTATGATCTACCCTGTCAATCGAAATATCCACCGGCATACCACCGGAGTAGCGCTGAAATCCTTGGCTGGCGAGCCACACAACGCACGTCTCGCAGTCGGCTTCGCAGTTCCAATCTACAAGCCCAATTTGCGCGACTCTGACATACTGCCAACCCTGCCCCCAGTTCGTTCCCTGTACGATGCCGAACTCATTGTCATAGAACACTATCTTCTGGGAACCAAGCTTGCCCCAGCCTCGGCCTTCATTTGCCGTAGTTGCGAAGTTCTCGCCCAAGTCCTCGCCGTTGCCTTCGGGTGACGTTGAATCAACTGTCGTGGGGAAGTATGAGTTGTATTCGTAAGTGGATACCTCGATTCCGCACGGCCGAGACCCAAGATTAAGGCCATATACGCGGCCATCGGCCACAAGCAGATACTTCGCCAGAGAAGGCATATCGTGGTCAAACTCGGCATACTGCGGTCTGCCTACCGTTTCATCGTAGTCGGTGGAGAGTGCGCCGGTGTCAGTGAGTGTCGCGGACGACGCCCAGGCAACCTTGCCGACCTCGGCAAATTGAGCCCCGCCAACTTGACCATTGTTCAATATCTGGTAGCTTCGGCGGTAGACAAAGATGTCAGTCGCGCCACAATCGGCACTGGCAGTGTGACCATTGCAGACGACTTCTACGAGATCACCCGGGCCAAGAGGAATATCGGGCGAGAGCACGCCTTGTGTGAGATCGGTAATAATCGACGGGTTTCCAATAGTCCAGTTGAGCGTTTCACCGCTCTCTTTTGCTATCTGAGTTCCATAAGCGTAGACATATTGTTGGTTGTAGCCAGGGAACGTGATCCCCTGCGGGGCAACCGTGGGCATTGTTATGTCAACGGTGCCAATCCCGTTCCAGGCACCGAGCTGCGCTGCTGTAACCGCTCGAATATCGTCCAGCATAATATTCACGGTATCGAATGCGTGTGCCCAATCTTCTTCCGCAACAAGATAGATGGACTTAAGATTGGTCCTATCTCCGGTTTCGCCAGGATATTGGAAACGCATTACACAGCAATTCCACCCCTGTTGAAGAACTGGAATCTCGGCCCAACCGCACTCTTTGGGTGTTCCCGCGTTGTCATAAAAGTGCAAGCCTAGCCCCGCGCTCGAAAAAGCCGCAGGCCAAATAATGCCTTGTACACCTTGATTACAAGACAAAGATGTCAGATTATCCAGCCATATCCACGCCACAATGTAATCAGCGCTGGAAATATCGACGGTTGAAGCCAAAGTGCGACCTGCCGCGTAAGAAGAAGGCGAGTAGTTTACAAGAGATATGCCAGCCGAGTTAGAACCTTGCCGCACATGTTGGGTATTCAACGTGCAATTGACGCTAGTGACCAATTCAATCGAAGTGGGTGTCGCATTGGTATATCCAGAGCCACCATTTACAACCGCGAGAGTAGTTATGGCCCCAGCCGCCACTCCCGTAACCTGAAGCTGTGCGTCATTGTTACCTCCAATTACGTCAAACACATTGCCAACGCCATAACCCAAACCACCACTGGAACCCACCGTAGCGGCAACTATGGTGCCTTTTCCATCAGTGGAAAGAGTTAGCGTAAACTGTCCTCCAACTCCCGGAGTTACTAATCCCGTCCACGCCGTCTCGCAGTTATCTACCACGGTGCCCTGCCTAGTGAGCGTTACGGTCGGCCCGCTGTTGTCCGCATAATCGTCATACGGTGACTTCATACCGAGGAGATACGCGGTTGTCTGTTCGCCGCCTTTGACGGCAAGCGGTTCCAGCCGCATAATGCCTGCCTCGGTGGGAATCAATACCTGTTCTCGGCACTTGGCAAACCGCGAATTATCTATAAGCGCAATATCCAAAGCATCGTGTGTCGAAACGCCTGCACCCACCCAGTCGTTAGTCGACTCTGTCATGTCGAGAGTGAATGGTTCCTGCTGGATGCTGGGGGGTCCCCCGCATCCTGCTATCATCGAGCGCGTTCCATCGGCCATGCGAAAGATCAACGGGCGGTACGTCGTGCCAGTATAAAGTCCATTCGCAGACTTCTTCGCCGAGCCCGGCTGAGGCGCAAGCGTTCCGTCATCAGTGAAGAACCCGTCGATGGTCTTCATAACAGCCCCGCTACTGGTGGGCAGGCCGTCAATAGTGCGCGTGTTGGAATCGCTACTGTTGGGGTCAACCCGTTTCAGCGTCGTCAGCCCGCGCCGGAAGTTACTTGTGCCTTTGAGGGTATTCGCCATCAGTTCGCTCCTGTCAGGCCGAGGATCGCCGCTACCATCAGCGCGAAACCTATACCTCGTAAAGCTCTCATTGCCCCACTCCTAAACTCTTAACCTTCGGCACAATCGGCAATATATCGGTGCTCGCCGCTGGCGGCGCTGGCAAGGGCGCGTTGCCCGGCATCGGACTGAGCGCAGGCGGCAGGCACGAGTCGCTGATGATCGAGCCATCGTTCAGGCCGATCAGGTTGCCGATAAGCTCCACCCCCGACATGCGTTGCCTGCTCGGGCTGTCGACCCACGAGAATCGAGTGCCGGGAAACGGCCTGCCCGCGACTACGAATACCGGCGGTAGGCTGTTAACGACGAAAAGGTTAGCCGTCGCCGTCTGCCCCTGCGCGCTGGCGTGAATCGTGATGACCGTGCCTGGCGGTGTCGAGCTGAACACGTGACAATACGTCACGAGTAGCATAAACGCCGCGAAGATCACAGTCATCAACGCTGAAGCGCATCCTTGACCGCAGCAGCCGTCGAAGTCGCGCGCAATCTCCGTATTCGGGTCGAAATCCTGTGTGCCGTCAAACTGATCACTCATAGCAAGCTACTCCACCACTTAAACACTTCTGGGTTGTCCCGCCAGAATCCAGTGATCATATAGCCTGCGAGGTTGCAAGCCACTTCTTCGGTTATATCCGGCTCCTGCGTAAATCGAGCAGCGTAGAGCAGCGCGTGACCGACCTCATGGACGAACGAACACGGCAACTGCGAGGGCGTCAGCCCCTCGTAAAGCGTAATGATCTGGGTCTCATTGTCACAGCACGCAACACAATTCGCAGATGCTCGCCAGTTCGCGTCAACCCATCGGACTTCATAATCTAGTGGACCGACCCGTAACTTTGTGGTAGGTAAACCCCGCGTCAGGTTGTTGCTCATAGCCACACATCCTCCACATCACTCAAGAGCATCACGCTCGGATAGTCGGTCCCCCGCTCCTGCTGATAAGCGGGTATCTTGATCAGACTCAAATAGTCTCGCAGGTAGTGCTTTACCCGACTCCACATCCTGTGCTTCGCGTGGGTGCTCAGCTTGCCCTTTTCCGGCTTCCACGTCTGCTCGGCTTGCCAGTATCCGATTCGCGCCTCTTGAAGCACGTCGTCATAATCCGGCATTCCCCGGTATTCGCGTACAGCCCAAAGTGCCATGTGCTCTCATCTGTCGAAATTTCCCTCCAAAATCGACATATCCGAACAATATGTCGATTGCATCGACATTCATACCGTCACTTTCCTGTGATTCTGCAAGTAAGCAATTTCATACTGTCACATTGCAGGGTTCCCGCAGGATTCCGCACGAAGCGGAACCGCAATACTGAAATTCGGCTTTACTCGCTCGGGCTGCGGATCACTGAAAGGCTATAAATGTTATAACCCTCAGCCATGGGCTTCGTGCGGAGAGCTGCTAACCACTACGCCCCACACAGCAGCAGCCTATCGCCACGAAAGCCCCCACAATAAGCGTTCCGTTGGTCGTGATGACCGTGGTGCTAACCCGCCTGCGTGCAGGTCACACAAGCCCTGCTTGCTAATATTCAGTCTCGGTCCACTCCACAGTAGATGTATCCGTTGAACTCGTAGACTCTATTACAAAGCCGGTTCCAGCGGTTTTCGAGGACACATATAACGCCCCCGGTGTGCCACCCGGAGTCAGCGTTTGCAGGTTTATTCGGGTATTCGCATCAACTGCTGTATCCGCGACTGTATAAGAGCCTGCCGCCAATGCATGACTGCCTGTGCGTACGTCAGAGTTGACCGTCACGAAAGCGGAGGCCCCTGTTCCAAGAATATCCATCGCCGGAGTAACAGCGTTGCCAGCCCAGTCCAGCAAGATGTTGTCGCGCATATTTATAGTACAAATGCCTGTGCTACCACCTGGATCTACTGTTAGTTGTATCCGGGTCGTCGGAGACGCGTTATACCAACGCGAATGCACTACATTACGCTCAAACAACAGAGCGCTATCGTAGGTGCGCGTAACATAGAGGCGTATAATTTGCACTATCGTGCCAGACAAATCATTGGTAGAGTTTGTTCCTACGTCTATATAGTTTCCCTCGACAACGTTCTGAAGAACAAAATCATCCATCGCAGGTGTGCTGAGAGCTAGGGATGCGCTGGTAGTGAGACCCATAGATATATAGATCGCGCAAAGGTTCGTATCCGTCGCCCCGTAGTTCTGCTGCATCCGTACACTGTTGTTCAGAATCTTGTTGCCGTCGCCACTTATTAAAAATGCGCACTCCATCGGAGCGCTACCGTATATTGCGTTGTAAGTCATATCGAACGTGTTGTCAACAATTAGATTGAAGTCGCTTGTATCTGACTGGTTGTGAGTTGACATTGATAGAATCGACTCCGTGCGCATGTCGCCTGATATGTCATCGTCTTCTAGCGAGTCGTGGCAAGTAACGATATTATTTGTGATTTGGCAGTTGCTGGCTTGTTCCACCATAACGAACCGTGGGGCAGATACGATACAACCGTCTATCACCATATTATTAATAATGGGTATGTTCGTGGTGTATTTTCCACCGGTAGTCGCGTTCGACGTGAGGTGGATAGCGGTATTATTTTTGTTTGCCAGGTAGCATCTGCGTATCGCAAGGTTGTTGATCGGATCGCCTGCCACGGTCGATAGACGGCATATCGTGTAACCGTAAGCGCCATCCGTCCATCCGTTAAAGCCTACATCTGTGTTATTTTGAATCACTCCAATATCTTGAATGGAACAATCGCTAGATGGGGTAATAATAGCGCCGTGGAAGTTCCCGGTGAGCGTTGTAGCATACATACCGCTACCTACAAGATCAATACCCGGATACATGACAATGGGTGCCGTGATTGTCCACGAGCCTTGAGAAATCATAATCTTGTAACGATTGCTCGCGCTCGCCCCAGCAGCGACCGCCGCGTTGACCGCCGCCTGCACGGTGGGGTATTGGTTCGGCACGGAAAGCACGTTCGCGGGAGGCTGTGGAATTGGAGCCATATTGTTATCAGCCACCGCGCAACCGCACAATAGAAACAATACCAGAACGAATATGATTCTCTTAAACATCAGCATAGTCCTTTGAGTTCGTGATAAGAGCCTGGTCAGCTACACCGCCGATTATCGGCACACCCGCATTAGTCACAAGAAGCAAGTGCAGGTATTCCGGTGTTGCGTCAACTGCCGGGAATGTCCCGCCGATACTGCCTGACAGCGCAGGCGAGGGCGGACTGCCAGAGCGAGGCGATATCCACAAGTCTTTGACATCGCCGCCGTAGGTCAAAAATCCTTCAGGCTTGAAGTTCGCCAACGTGTCGTTAGCGCAAGTCGCGCTATGATCTATTCGATAATAGAGTTTCGCCGATGGGGTTGAAGCCACATCGGACTGAAGCAGTAGACGCCGGTATGCGTCTACATTCACGTCTGCATAAGCCACGCCATAAAGTGATATTGGCGCTATGGGTGCTCCGTGAAAGAGCGTCCCCCGTAAGCCCGTTTCTTGTCGTGATAGTCTCATAATAGCCTCCTAGAACGAATAGTCTTGCGCACCGCGCGTCATCATCATTCGTATACATTCAGCAAGACCAGCGGCCCAACTTGCGCCAAACTCAGCCTTTCGAGCTTGCGCGGCCTGGTCAATAGCCGGTAGTTTCCACAAAATATAGTCAGCTGGCAGAAGTTGAAACTCCTGCGGCACGTAGACGAGTGGCGTCAGAGGCGTAGTCGTCGTCGTTTCATCCGCAGTAAAGTTCGGCAGGTAGCTGATCGTTTCAAGTGATAGCTGAGAAATATCGCTCGTATCACTGGGAACACGGAGATAGTTACCTTCGACTCTCGGTTCCTCACGACACCCACCAATTCGCCTATCGTTGTCCCAATCACTGCCCCAATGAACCTTTTCGATGCGCACGACTGACTGAGGAATAAGAATCAGCCCGTCACTGAGCGTGAGCGAAGAACCGGGTATCGTCACGGGCGCGTAGAGCTTCGCCTTGCGCGACATCAGATCAAGCGCGGCGCTTCCAAGCCTTAATGCATCATTCAAAGTCGGTGCCGTAGTGTTGGATGCGTCTATCGCCACCCCTTCACGCCGAAGCGTATCGTTTACCACCTGGGCTACATCAGACCAATCTCTTTGAGAATAACCTGTCATACCGCTACCTCCAAACAAACCTAAAGGCTCTCATCGACTACGCTCCTGACGGCGATTCTGGCGCAGGTTGGACCACAACTGGCTCAGGAGCCGGGTTTTCTACCACAGGAGCCGCTACGGGCTCAGGAATAGCCTCCACGGGCTTGTCTACGACTGGAGTTGCGTCCACTGACGCCGTAGCTTGCGTTTCTGACGCGGTTTCCGGCTCGGACGGCTCTGTAGTCACCAAAGGCTCCTCTACGACCGCAGGAGCCGCTACAGCGGGCCTAATCTTGCATTTGAAGACGATGTGCCTGCCGAGTTGAGCGGCAGTACCCACTACATCGCCGCACTGGGGACAGATATAGTTCTCGCCCTGCTTCTGCAGCATCGACCCTTCAGGAAAACCCTGCACCAACTTAAAAGCCTTATTACGCCACAAGCCCCCCGCATTGCCGAGACCCTCATAGACCCCAGGGGGAATCTCCACAGTCACGCACGGCTTGACCGATGCCGTTATCCCCTCGATTGTCAGCATACCCTCGGAGGATGCCAGCGCCGTTATGTGCCGAAACGCCTCGGAACGTATATGCTGCACGGTGTTCCCGGTATTCGTTACAAACTTTGTCTTGAATGAAGCCACAATAGTCCTCCTAAGAACTCAGGCCGGGACATACCCCGGCCCGGCATAGAATCTAATCAACAGCGTAAGTGAGCCACACGTCTACGCCTATTGCAGTAGCCCAGTCTACGCTTGCCCCTGTTGTCATAAGCGATATGCCTTTGTTCGCCACCTGCGCGACAAACGAAGCATTATCAGCAAGAAGGACGTTGCTCGCAGACATGGGATTCATAATATTAAGCCCCACACCCGCCGTGGTTTCCCTAACCAACTGAGCCTTCAACACCTGAAATAGAATGACAGGCGTTCCCGCCGGATCGCTCACGATTTCAAGCGAAGTTGCATTAGTAGAAGTCATTGCGCCGCCATAAGCTGAGATTGTGGCGTTTATTAGTCTGTAGGTGCGGCCAGATACAGCCGCGAGGAGAGGTATGCCGGTCGTGGAAGCGGTGTTAATTGCAAAAACAGCGATGCGCTGGTATTTGTTGTAGACCACATCGCCAGCACCCGGCCCGACAGCCGTGCTTGAGTTCGTCACAGCCCCTGTATGGGTTATGGCCCCAGTTAGTGTTGTCGCACCCGTTACCGCCAGTGTTCCCGCCACAAACGTATTGCCGCTAGCCCCCGCCACTGTGAACATATTCGTAGCTATGGCTAGATTCCCGCTCGCCGCCGTGATCTTGAACTTCGGCGAAGAAAGTGCCGCCGTTGTATAGTTGTAACTTCCACCAATCAGAACATCTCCCATTGAGAAGATGCTGCCTGCTGTTGCAAGTCCTGCAAATACTCCGGTTTGCCCTTTAATGGCTACGCCGTGACCACTGACCAATCCACCGCCCACACTCATATAACTAAGCGAAGAACCGCTCATCTGTCCGAAACTCGGCAAGCAAAGCATCAGCAAAAGCCCGATGCAAAGTAGTCGTTTCATTTTTTTGCCTCCTTTAAGGCAGTGGTTGGGGAATTGCAAGGACGGGTCACAATTCCCCTATGCCACTAATTGTAAGCGAGGTCTTTCAAGACCACAGAGCAGTCGCAGCGTTCCGCCTTGATGTTGAACTCTGTTTCCATCCAGCACTCGTAAGTGAGGTTGCGGTTGCCAGGCTCAAACCACGGCGAAGAACCGTTGTAGTCTCGGAAGTGAGGAGCGATGTGCTCCTCCCAAGTCCACTTGTTCTCATCGGCGAAGTAGATCGTGTGCTCTGCAAGGGTGGAAATCTCGAAGATCGGGATTTTCCGGCCCTTGTAGTTAAATGAGTTCACGAATCTACCAGGCTTCAGCAGTCCGTTGCCGCCAACGGTTGTGAACGGCGTCTCAGTCAGCGTGGTTTTGAGTGCAAGCTGACTACACATGTTCGGGGTCATATACATCGCTGTAATTTGCGCCCCGGCACGGCCATACTTCTCCACCTGGTCGAGAACATAGGTGATAACTGACAAGTCCCACGGCTGATCGGCCCCAGCGATACCACCGCCCCAAAGGTCAGCGGTAAGCACTTGAGAACACAGCATCGGGTAGGACGTGCGAGTAAGGTTCTGGAACACCGACCGCCAGCAGCCAGCTATCGGTTCGCACGTAAGCGCAGCCCCAGTCACGGACACCGTTGTAGGCGTACCGTTGTAGGTCCACGAAACGTTCTGTGTAGTAGCGTTGGTTGCCAACGTTGCGGCAGTCGCTCCATTGTCTATAAGAGATAGCAGGCCTTCGGACTGATACCAAACATCATTGCTTGGCCCGCCGCTTGCTGTCAGCGAACAAACGCCCGCAGAAGTAAAGCAGGAGTTAGACATGAACAGCACATCGAAGCCCAGGTCGGCAATCGCCGGAGCGGTAACGGAGAGTGAAGCGTTCCCGTTGAATGCGCCAGTCGTGTTGCAGGCCGGCCCCGAGTTACTAGCCAGAGCCAAGATGATGTAAGGGAACACATCAGTTGAAGCGTAAGCCTGCGCTCCGTTGTTCACAACAGAGGTCAACGGGTTACTTGCGCTGGACGCAATAGCCGTAGCCGCATGGGTCGTGCCACCAGGCCAGTAATTAGCGTCCAGACCCATCGCCGCAGGTCCGTTTGTTGCGGCAATCCACTGGCCCATTGTTGGAGAAACAGAAGTCATTCCGCTAACGAACTGAATGACGCCCTGGCGAATCTTCACCGCGCCATGTCCAGCCTGGCCGGGGTTGTATTCGACAACGTCGATAACCATACCCGGAACAAGCATCTGGGTTCCCGGCCAGCCAAACTGCGCACGATGGTTGCCGAGCCAGAGACATAGACCATCAGTGTGAGCATTGCCGCCACCATCGGTATAATGGACGCCAGAAGCATACCCAACGGCGATACCGAGCCTGCCGGTTCCGTCGCCATGCAGCACTCCGTTAGTCAGAATAGACAGGCCGCGCCGAACGTTCTTGATAATCCTGTCGGGCATATCGGCAAACGCCTGTTTGCCCGCAGTCGCGAGCCTGCGCATAACCTGGTCAGTCACAGAGCCAGGATTCTCAATCCTGTGAGTATCAACAGTCATCTTCTGATACTGATGTGTTCCAGACGCGGGCACGTTAGCGCCTTCCACCTGAATCCCACCAGCAATCGGGAAGAACGTTTCAGCGGCAAAGGTCAACAGGCCGCCAGCGTCGAACTTCGACTCGTTGACCCGATCACGCAGACGCATCATAAGGTCAACGTCTTCGATATACTCGGAAATTACACCCTCCTGATACTCAGGAAGAGCCATGTTGTTCAGCGCGGATAGCATATCAGCGCTCATAATTTACCACCTTTGCTTTGCGCAAAGAGAGAGTCTAGTGTTTCAGGCTGGCAATTGCTTCCTCGGCCAGGGCTTCTCTTCGGAGTCGTTTGTCTTTGTCGGACATCTGAGACCAATCGTCACCCTTGAGGACAGGGGAACCACCTGCCGGAACTGGTTTCTTCTCGCGATGCGCAAGATTTGATTTTAGAATACGGTTGATGCGCTCGCCTTCGCGATCGGAAACCTGTTTTGAGAGTTCCGAAAGCTTGGCGACAACCACATCGTCGGGTAGTCGTTCACCCTTGGCGGCTAACTGCCGAGCCAAAGGCCCTAATTCCTGGGCTGCCTGCCACTGAATGAACGCGCCCCACTGCTTGTGATCTTCTGCACTGAAAAGACCCGGCGCTTCGGGCGTGCCAATCGGCAGGTAATTGTTCAGTAAGTCCGAGGTTGCGCCATCTACAAAGTTGTAGTATTCGGCATCAGCGTCAGCCTGCGCTTTCGCCTGCAACTCGGCCTGCGTTGCCTTTCCGCCTGTGTCGATTCGAGCCTCAAGAGCCGCAAGCTTCTCCTCATACGAGGCGAATTGTGGGTCTTTGGTCTCGAACGTCGGTTGGCCGTATTCGTCCAGGACAAGGTTGCCCTTTTCGTCATGGACAAGACTTACAAGCTCTCCGGTATCCGGGTTCTTGAAGTATCGGCCCGTTGGAGGAGCGACCTCCGGCTTTGGCGGTTCAGGCATTTCCTGTCGTGCGGGCTGAGTCTTAAGCGAAGCGATCTGGCTTTCCAGTTCGGCAATCTTCGTGTCTCGTTCGCGCCGTTGTTCCGACGCGCGGCTCAGTCGCTTTTGTAGCCAACCGGGATCAGTCGGTAAGGCTTCGACAGGCAAATCATCTTTCTTTGGTTCAACTGGCGCTGGCTCTAACTCCTTTAACGGCGGAGCGCCGGCTTGAGCAATGACGTCAGCCGCGCTCAGTTCGGCAGGCGCACCCTGCGCTGGTTGAGCGGTTTCCACTGGGGCAGCGGCCCCACCGCCACCAGGAATCTCAGCAGATTCAAAGTAACGGTTCACGAGTTTGAGTAACATCGTAGTCCTTTCATGGTTTCCTCCACTTACCGCAGGAGTCAGCGTAATTGCAAAAGGCTATCCTCGTTTGAGAATAGCCTGTAAGCCGTGGTATAATATGTTATCTCGTATCAGTTCAAGGAGATTGGTTATGAATGACAGCACTTCAGATTCGGAAGTTTACACAATAGATGAAATGCAAAAACTCCTAAAGGTAAGCCGATATGCCGTCTACAAAGCAACATATAATGGCACACTTCCTTCCGTCAGAATAGGAAAACAGATCAGATACTCAAAGGCAGCAATTGATAAGTGGCTTCGAGGCGAGTCATGCCAACCCTAGTCTTGACCGCAAAAGAAGCCGCAAAGTGCCTAGGTGTTTCTACCATTTACATCTACAAAATGATAGAAACCAAAGAAATACACTCCGTAAGAATCACGCCCGATATTGTGCGCATACCGATAAAGGAGTTTGAAGAATCGCTCAAAAGTCTTGTTGGCAAAGCATTCAGAAACAGACGCAAGCCAAGAGAACTAGAAGATTACGAAGTTGATGCTCTGGATTTCCAAACCCCCGAAGACCAAGACTTTCTAATAAATCTTCAACACAAAATAGAGGAAGGAATACCAATTGCCGGACATTTACTGCCGAACTTAGGCGGAAAGCCCCAGCGAACACCAGACCTCTATCTGTCTGATGTGTTTGAGCGTGAATTGCAGAAAGTTCATACTGTCACTGCGCCACCCGCATCACCGTCGCCTACACCAAGAAAACTCCTGCCTGTTGGATGGGAACCTTATGACGAATGGCTCAAAAAGCAGAATCGCCGCTAGGCCATCGCCATCTGCGGCCCCGGTTGTCCTTGCGGCGGACCGGGAGGCGCACCTTGACCAGGAGGCAACGCTGGTTGTCCCGGACCACCCGGAGACCCCGGCATCGGCAACTTCGCTCCTGCCTTAAGCGCCGCGTTGAGCAACGCCTGCGGGTCGGTTGCCAGTTGTATCTGCATATTCGCCTGAAGCACTTCCATCCGCACCTTGACCGCGTAGATCGACGCGCAAGCCGCGACCAGGTCTTCGTAAGGCACCCCGAGCTTGTCCATTTCGTCTTCTATGCCCGGTATCCCCGACGCCCGCGCTATGGTCTGTTTAGCAAGCATATCCTCCGCCACCGAAATGCCGTGCGCCGGGTCGCCATAGGGACCCCAACACTTCGTCTCCGCAAGTTGCGTGCGCTTCTCCTCAATCTGGATTGGCGTCAGATTGGGTATCGAAGAAGGTATGATGCCCTTCACGCCTTGAAGGTGCTTGCCGTAGAACTTCGATGTCTTGGGAGCCAGTTCTTCGGTCGGTATCGAGAGTTCGCGCTGATTTACGGCGTTATCAGCCATCAACCGAACCTTCATGAAGTCCACAGAGGCATAGGACCGCGCACAGCCCTTGATAACCGAGTCGAAGCCCTGCATGTCCGCCTGTTGAAGCAACTGAGTCTCACCGAGGGTTGTCTTGCCCTGTCTGATCCCCTGCGTCGGCGGGTGAATACCCACAATGTTGCGCATATCGACTACGATCTGCTCAAGCTGAACCTGCGAAAGCGAAGTGTCAATATCATAAGGGAAAAACTTCATATCAGAACCAGGGGCGAAAACAAGGGTCTTTACCCCGGTATCTTTGTCTATAATCTCTTCCGGCCGCTCACCGATGACAATGTGGTCGCCGCGTAGCTTTCGCGCGTTGATCTCTACCCACTGACTAATAATGCCGTTGTACTGCCTCTGAAGCGGCTCTAGGCACTCTATCATGGACATCGGGTAGAGCCTGCTTGGAACCGGGAACCAGTCAACACGTTCAAGTGGGAAGAATATATCCTTACCGCCCGGCAAATCTGTTTCACGTAAAAGAACGTCATTTGCCCAAATGTAATACCTGCCGTTGGGATAGTGGCGGGTCGGCTTCATAAACATCTGCTTGAGGACCGCTGCATTCTGCCTGGTCGGAGTGGCACGTAGCTCCTTACCACCAATCACCTGCACCAGAAGCCGATCAACGAGTGCCCAGGAATAGGCAAGGCCTTCCGGCCCCACTTTCTTACCGGGGAACATATCATTTATCTGGTCGCAGTCGTAAACATCGGCCTGTATAACCCAATCCGGCGGCCAAGTCAGACAGTCGGTCCACGGCGGAAGCAGGTAGTGCCAGAAGTCCAAATACTCTGTGACAATATCGCCCTCGCCCGGAGTCTCGCCATTGCCACGTAAACCCTCGCGGCCTGCATCCGGGTCCCAGTAGGTGCGCCGAAGCACGCGGCCCCCGGTCATCAGGTTAAGAATCTCATTAAAGCGGAGCGTCGCCTCGTCGTCGTCATACCACCGCGCTTCGATGTAGTCTGTAGCGAGTCGAGCCGATTCGATGTCGGCTTTCTTCGCAGTCTTCGCAATGGCTCGCTGTTTGGGTATAGCCCCTGCGCAAATCGAGGTTGCCTGACGCACATAGGGCAGGATTTGGTTGCTAGACATTCGCCCCTTACCGCCACCTACCGGCGCTATCGGCATGTTGCGGTATCGGCTGATGTCACTCGCAAACCCATCGTAAGCTCGACCTGCATACAGCGCGTAGTTACCGAATACCACAGGCTCGAACTTGCGACGCGCCGTGTCCGCGCTCTGGTAGGCAAGCTCAAGCTCACCGATGGTCTCGGCATCGCTCACCGACCCGCGCGCATCAGTCCCCGCCACCGCAGAGGTAAGCTGATCGCCGTCCGGCTTCTCGCCGCTAATATCCGTGGTATTGCCTACACCCGCACGACGGGAGAAGAATGGAATGTCGAGTCTCAATTACCACCGCCGAGTCTGATTGTAGCGCCCTGAGCGTCCGCGCTTAGTTGCGCAAGCTCCATGTCGAGTTTGACCTGAAAGTCCGCGACCGCCTGCATCTGCTTGTCAGATTCTTGTTCTTCCGCCTTGCGCTCGGCATCGGCTTTCGCACGCTCTGCGTCACGCCTGCGCTTGTCAGCCGATGCGTCGGGATTGCCCGCCTGGATACGGTCGAGGAGCCGCTCGATTTTTCGATCTGACTGATATTCACGCATTAAAAAAGCCACCCAAGAGAGGGCGGCTATCACGATTAAGATTATGTCGAGAGGCGTCATTATAGTCCTGCGGCTGGATACCCCGTCAGCTTGCGGCGGGGTAGTTTATTGCGTGAACCTCAGTGGAGGCGATATCGAATCTCCAAGAGCATAAATACGCTCGAACTTCTCGACATCCTCAATTCTGGCAGGTTCACGCATTCGGTGGGTATTACAAAACCAATGAATGAACTTGTTGGCTATTCGTATGCCTTTGCGGGTCAGGCTCTTTTTCTTACGTGTAGTGCAACTCATTGCTCGCGCTCCTCCATCTGAGTGAACATATCCGGCCCCGTGACCTCGATGTGCTGGGCTATCCGCTTACAGTTCGGGCACATCAGAGCATACTTATTCCCACCAACCAGGTAAATCAGTGACCACATCGCTGCGTTACAGCAAGATGAACGCACAAGGCCGATCTTTTCTTCAACGAGGGGGGTTGTCATTTGACCATCACCTTCGCCGCTTCCCGCGCCTTTGCCCGCCTCTGCTGCCTCGGCATACTCGTGTGAGGAGTTGCCTGCCACGATAAATCAGTCACGGCCTTACACGCCTGCGGCAACGTGGGGAACAAACCCAATACGCGAGTAGTCACCCACCGACGCCACCAACGGCCTTGCAGACGTTCAAACCGGACCTGAACGGCCTTGCCCTGATCTTCGATTATCACGCGGCCGAGACTATTCATTGCAGAACCGCCAATTTCGCTTTCTTCCTGGACTTCCGTGCAGTCTCAAGTGCCACGGCTATTGCCTGGGCGTTTGCCTTCGCTTTGCCGAACTTCGCCGCCGTGTGCGCGAACGTCTTGCCCTTGTGGAACTCCGAGATGTTGGAACTCACAACGCGTTTGCTCTTGCCTGGTTTTAACGGCATATCATCACCTCTTGAAAAAGTGGGGCGTCGAGTAAAACAGCGCCCCAAGCACGAAAGGAAGGAGAAACGCCGGGCTACTCGACAAGCGCCGCCCAGAGGCGCGGGACTACTTCTTCAGACGTTTGGTTTTCTTCGGCTTCTTCAGCGCCTTCGACTTCGCCATCGGGTCCACCATACCGGGTATCATCGTCTTTTTCTTAGTCGACCATGCCATCAGAATTACCTCCAGAAAAATTGCACTAACACTCATTCGGACAGTTCGCGGCCAAAAGCGGACATTCACGCTCACCAAACCACAAACTCACGGGGCTTGCGTTTGTAGCGAGAGGGCTTTGATGGACATTCGTGCCGAGATGCCATCCACTCCTTTGCATGTCTCTCACACTTGAACCCTGAATTGGTGAGTTTTACACCTGCTCTAATATAATCATAACTCCATTTGTAAATCTTACCACGGCAATCAATACCCGCGTTGGCAATACCGTGATACTGAACCTTATCACATAACCAATGCACACCCGCGTGTACCATAGAACTAGGAGAGTAGTAGTTCTTGAGGCGTGCAACGTACTCGTCTGACAGTTCGATTATTTGGTAGTTTGTCGCCATATTTCACAACCCCAGCGCGTCGTAGACAGCCGAGCGACCGAACACGCTGCAGAGCAACTCCACGAGGTCATCGCATCTGTTCGCGCAGAGTTTTGGGATCATATCCCTCATATCGCGGTAAACAGTCTTGTAACTTACGCAGCATTGACGCGCGATGTCCCGGTAGCTATACCCCATCCTGCGATAGTTGAGTATCTCGCGTTGCCGCCCCGTCAGTCCTGCACGCCGCGAAATCAGCGTAAGATCGACAGGCCGGTAGTGCGCGACAAACTCCACCCGCCCCACATCCAGTCCGCACAGCATCTCGTGGCGCCGGATACGGCGGTAGAACGTCGGCTCGGGGTGCGCGGGATACACCGGGTCAGTCGCCGCACGCGCCTGCCTCAGCAGTCTGTCAGCTATCAGCTCCTGCGGGTCGAGTAGTGCCATCCCTTGCCCCCCCCCTATATCGGCAGTCCGAACTCATCGTATTTTGGTTTCTGCGCCGCTGCCTTGTCCAGCGCGAACACGTCGCGCGGATTGAACGGAACGGTGGTCACGGGACGCGTCGCAGCCCTAGGCCTGCTCGTAAGCACGTTCCCAACGTCGTCGAATGCGTGATCCTCTTGCGTCGTGTCCACCTGTTCCGGCTTGTGCTTGTCGTTTGTCAGCAGCGGTAGCGTACGAATCAAATCCTTGCACGAGGCGTCGATCTGAATATCCGGCCTGCCATCCGGCCAGCCCTCGCACGGCGACACACCCGACAGATACTCCCGCCATCGACTAGCACGGGTCACCGGGTCCCGGCCACTCTCCACGAAGCTGATCTTATAACCCATCTCCTTGCACGTCCGGCGGTAGATGTCAACTATCGGCTCCATCCGACCCTGAGCCCCGCGTTGAGCGGCGAAGCAATCGTGTCCCGTGTAGGCCGTCACGCCCTCCGGCACGCCGTTTGCCCGCAGCATCGCCACCAGATCGGTTATCTGCTCGGACGCGAGCTTGCCCTCACCGTAACACTCCCGCCAGACCGTGCACCGCCCATCATAGTCAAACCCCACCAAATGAGCCGACCACGGGGCCGCGTAGCCATAGTCAATGCCGAGGTAGAACTTATTATTGAGGGCGACGCTCGTGACAGGAGCTACGTGCCACGGCGAACCATCCGCCCGGCGCGATTGCCACATCTCGAAAAATCTATCGGTGAGTATATCCCAATCGCCATCGAGGAGTCGCCTGCGCTCCACCGGCGGTAGTGACATGAGGTTTGCCAGGTATCCGGGGTCAGCGTCCGTCAAAATCTGGTTGTCGTAAACCCGCGAGGATATGAATGTGATCGACTTCGGGGTGTCGCCGCCCAGCACCGGCTTGTCGGGGTCCACCCACGTGACCGCACCGTTGACCCACGTCACCCAGCGGACATCACCAGGCTCGGCAGGGTTGGGAAACGCCTTGTCTACCCAGGGCGCGAACAACACCTTGACCCACGACCCCGCATCCGGGTTGAATGTCATCCGCACATAGGGGGTCACGCCACACACGGAACGGTTGCGGCTGAGCATGTAACGAAACTGGAACTCGGTGAAATGGGTTGCCTCATCGAACGCGAGTAGCGCAATCTGGCTACCCTGGTGATCGTATACGCTATCCTCGTGCTGCAAATGGTGGAACCGTACCCGCGCCCCACTCGCAAACTCCCACATCATATCGCCCGCCCGCGATATTGCCCCCGCTATGTGGCTGTAAAGCTCACGCGACTCATCCCACAAACCGCCCTCATTGGTGATCTGAGGACACGTCCGGCGGAATATCACAGCCCCGAATCTAGGGTTATCTGAGTGACGCAAACACTCCAGCAACAGGCCAAACGATTTACCACCGCCCGCAGCGCCGCCATAGCCCACGATGTCCACGCCAGCGGTTTGCAGGAATTGGGTTTGGGGACCGGGCTGGGGAGCAATGACGAAACTGGGGAACCCGCACACCGGGCAATCGAACTCACCCGGTTGTTGGTCGATGATTTCGGAGCATTTAGGGCACGGAGCCAGCATTGTTACTCCTTTGGTGCAGGCAGTGCAGGCAGCGCAACCGCCGCAATCGGCATGAGGATAACGGCTGACCGCGTGTCTATTTTCTCGCCGCCGGATGTTATGTCCTGCGAGGCTTGGCCGTAACCCCGATCGGCCAACACTTTTATGGCGGCGATGCGCGCTTGCTCGCTAGCTTTCGGGTTGCCCGCGATCTCGGCCAATACCTCGGTGCCTGCCTCGCAATATGATCGACAGAGAGCCCGGAACGCGTCGGGCGTTGGTCCGCCGCGCCGGTTTTTGCGCAACTTACTCGCTCTTGATGCTTGCTCGCTTGTTAATGGGAAATTATAACCCGCCATCGGCTGTTATCTAGGCTGTCAGCAACCTACCTCCTGCAATCAATTTACCCCGAATCCTGCCGTTTGTCAAGGGGCGGGCGCATCGCGGCTGGCGGTTGCGGCCCGCGCCGCTTGGGGATTTTATCCCCCTCTTGTCAACTGCGTTTTCGGCGCTGCGGGTGTGCTCGAAAAAAAACTTGGATTATTTGCAAAATACCCCTTGACACGTAAGTAAACCTGGGATATAATGGGTATAGTTGATTAGGACACAAGCCGACAATAGCAGAAGGAGACGAATATGGAAACGACAACTACCGACAATCGAATGTGGAGAAATGAAGCCGGTCAACCCGGCGAGAGGAGAATCGAAATGAAAACACGATGGCAGGATTTGAGAGTGCACGGCGAGTTCGGCGACGAGTTCGGCGACGACGAGTGGGTATATTTGTCTAATCTGGTTGACTTGGATGATTCTGCGCTGGGGAAAATCGTGCTGGCCGCAGACGGATCAATATCGCGGTGGCCCGGCTATTTTGTATCAGCAGAGGGTGAGGATCCGGATTTGGGTGAGGTTGATTGGGTTGATTGGGGTGAGGTTGATTGGGCTGGATTTGCTGAGGCATTATCCACCCCGGCGAATTAGCAACGATTTCGGCCTGCGTGAGCGTTGGGGGCGCACGCAGGCATCGACAGAGCGTGGACCGAAATACCCATGATGGGTATTTCGGTCCACGCGATGTCGGCTGTATTGCGCAGTTGTGCGCCGCAGCGGGCGCAGGTGTTACTGTTACTCATCCCACTCCTCCACGGCGCACATCTCGCAGCCATTCTTGCCTTTGAGCGCGCCGCACCAGGGACAAACGGCATAGGGGTAAGCGCGGTAATGCTTGAGCACACGGGAACCTGTCGGCGTTTGTGCAGCGACAGAGCCAGACGGAACGGGCGCGCCCTTGTTGCACATCGAGCGCACGAATGCAGGCACGTTGCGGACGTTGGGGAGCCCTTGCGCGTGATGTAGCCAGCGCGAGACATAAGCCGGGCCCCCGCAATTATCCACGAGGTTGGCCGCGTCGTATTCGGCCATTCCAGCAGCAATAAGCTCTTCTACTACCTCAACAACATCAGGCATTACATCCGCATCCTTTCCGCGAGTTCGCCGATGGTTTTGACTGGGTTAGGTGGCGAGGGTTCCGGCGGCGGCTTATCCTCCGGCACAATGGCCTTGGCTTTGGCCGCGAGTGCAGCGAAGTCCGGCGGCTCTCGCTTCCCGTTCCCTTCCCTTCCCTCTGGAACAGTCTGAGAAGAAACAGCAGCTCCCTTCCCTTCTGGACCGGGTGGCACCCAGGTATCTTTTTGTTGAGCAGTTTCCGCATGTTGTTGTTCTGTTCTGTTCATGTTCTGTTCTGTTCCGTTCCGCGCACGCGCGCGTTCTTGGCCGGGAACTTCCGGGAACTTCCGGGAACTTCCGGGAGGTTCCGGGAATTGTGACGCTGTGCGGCGATGAAGGCCCGTCTGGTGAACCTCCCACTTTGGGAAAACCAAATATGATTCTTCTGAAGTTCCGTAGAGGATTATGAGGTTCGCCGCCTGCAGTTCTTGCAATCCTTCAGCGATGAGTTCCGGCGTGATAGGCGATTCCTGCGCAGTGGTGGGCAGTAGTCGGATAGAGCGGAACAAGGGAAATACTTGAGCCTGTATTATTTCAGGGTCCGCGACCATTCGCCCGAAATCATCGGCATGAGGAATTAGCCAAGTGAATAGCCAATTAGAGAACAGACTAATGCCCCGACACTGTTTACACAGACTCAAGGACTTGCGTAGCATCCTGCCGGTTGCCATCCCAGTGCACCTCCAGGTTGTTTGACTCATCGAGCCACACAGTCTCGTGGCGCATGCCGTGGAGCACCGCGAAACGACATACGAATTCTTCGGCTGAGGACAAAGGCATAAACTCCGCGTCCACCATATCACGCAATAGCTCGGCTAATTCGATGGCCGCCGCGAAATCGTGCCTGTTGTTGCCCTGGATTATCCGTACCGAGCCTATTTGACAAATCATGAGGACACCTCAAACAGACTCGGCTCTGTTTTGGGTGTTGGTTTCGCCGACCTACGGCTGCGGTATAGGTCAATATCTGGCATAACAACAGGCGCTTGTTTCTGAGCCAACAGAAAGTTGACCGGGATATTCACGAGCCGGAACGCCCGGAACTTAGAGGATTCGTCAAAGTTTGGAATCTCGACACCCGGCAATTTGCCGCCGTGATCCTCTGAGTAGCTTTTGACGTACAGCCTGAAAATATCCAGGTCACCCAAAATCCATGCACAGAGTGATGAGTTATCTTTGTTCTCGAATCCGTAGAAGATATAATCACCCCAACCGCTAAGCATTTTCTGTAGTTCTGTTTCTACCCCGCTGGGCCGTGAAGATCGGATCGTAAATTCTTTGGGGTATCGCTCGAAATATTCGTATGTGCGCACTCGGCACGCGATTCGATAGGGTTTGAGCGTCAAAACAATCAGGTCGGTATTGTGCTGGACATCCTCCTTAAACGGCGCCTCCGAAATGAGGTATTGACCCAAAACTCGCTTGATATAATCCAGATGTTTTCGCCCGCGCTCAAAGTCCTCTTTGACCCGGCCATTCATTCCTGCACCTCGTTTCCCCAGCACGTAAACCCGTCTCGTCTTTGGCGGCTGAACATTTCGAGTCGCGGGCCGGGGCTTGCTTGAATCACACGGTCGTAGAATACATCCGGCTTTGCGCTGTGTCTTGTTACCGGGGCATCAAACGATAATTTCAGGCCGAGCTTGTCTAGCGGTAGGCTTCCAATCCGGCCAAACAGCACATGCTCAGTGTTGTACATCCAGGAGAATGGCGTGAATCCAGACGGCTTAACCCAGGTCAGCAGACACTGGTATTTGACGCCCCAATTGTCAAACAGACAGAAACCCGAAGGCAAGAACTTTTGAGTGACCCACAGATAGAGGTGACACCCGGCAGGGTCAGCCAATTCGCCAATAGGTAGGCTGCTTATTTCATCCAGACTCATAACCGGGTAGTCGAGTGTTTGGGATTGGTTGGGATATTTCTCGCGTTCGATTTTCTGCATCGGCCAGGGCGGGTCGATGACTATGCAGCGGAACTTCTGATCTGGCATCGGCACTTCGCCGGTCACGGGGTCCGGCACGTTCGCGCGGGATTCTACCAGAGTGGCGATTTGACTCACTCTCTGTTGAGTTATATGGTGATCGGCGGCAATTTGCGCTTGTGGCTCGCCTGATCGAACCCGCTCGGCTATGGCTGAGTATGCTTGTTTCGGAACCGACACACGCTGATCTATACAAGCATTAGTATTTTTACTATCACTTGTATTCTCAACGTTTGAAACGGTTTTTTGACTCACCCCCACCGCTTCGGCTACTGCGGCTTGGGTTTTGCCTTGACCGCGCAGGAATCCTATCAGCGGTTGTAGCTGCTCAGGGCTGAGGTTTCGGCGAGCAATGTTTAGTTGGACGGCCAGATCAAAGGCTTCGGCCTCACCTATATCGAGAATCTCAATCCTGCATTTGTCGGGCGCGAGCTCCCATCGGTGGTGGCCGTCGATTATGCGCCCATCCGCCATTGTGATTACGGGAATATCCACGTGCTGCTTCAACAGACTCGCCAACAGTCGCTTGCGCTCGGCTGCTGACAGTGGGGGTATCAGATCGCAAATCTCTTTCCACGGTTGTATTTCCATAATCCCTCCCCGTCCAATATTACCCCGGCCCGTTTTTCAACAGGGTACAGTTGTTCACGCTGTGCCAGGGAAGGAGGAACGGGCCGGGACATCTTAAAAGCTGGGTGTTCCCCAGGCACTCAACGTGAACGCCCCCATGTTACCGCCCCGCGCGCTCGGTGTCAAGTCACGCCGAAAAATATTTTAAGAAAAGTGCAAAACCCCCTTGACAGGCGCATAATCCGATGATATAATGGGTATAGTTGATTAGGACACAATCCGATAATAATAGTCAGCCGGTCAACCCGGCAGGAGGAGACGAAAATGAGCAGAGTGCAATTTGGAATCAACAGAGAAACAGGCTTGTACGCCGCGACACCAGAAGGGCAGTTCGGAGGCACCTGGGCTGTTGTCGAGCGAAAAGGGCTGCTTTACACGTTCATGAGCGATGAGGAAACGTCGAGCATTTTCAATGCAACCTCAGATCCTGCTTGCAGCTACGAAGAAGAGTTGCTCGCTGATCGCCTCGATGTGTTGCAAGCACGGGTCGAGCAGATCGTTAACGCCGACAACACGCACGAGTGGTGGGGAGAAGAGGTGTCACGGTGACCACCACCCCCCCGCAAGCGAGGCCGGTAAAATAGGGATTGCGTAAACCTGTGTTACGTGGTATAATCCATTATTAACGATTGGAGGCAGAAGCGATGGAATTGAATGTGAACGAAGCTGCGAGACGTGCGGGAATCCACCCGCACACACTGGCCAAATATGCGCGCCAGGGGCGCGTAACCTGCCGACTGAACGGCGGAAAACGACTGTATGATATGTCGGCATTGCCCGCCGACCTGGAGCAGATCAACGCAGAGTCAAGCGCGAACCGGAGCAAGCCGAGAAAGATGGTTGGCTCCGCCCCGGCGAGCGACTAGAGCGAGAGAGGAGCGAAACGAAATGAGCAAACGAGAGATTTACGAATGTGATATGTGTGGCCAGGACGGCACACAAGCCGAAATGATCGATGCACCTGGGGTTACAATTCAGGGCGTTGTTGACAACGGGACTATGATATACATTCCCGGCGGCCAGTTTCACCGCGCTTGTTACGTGCGTGTTATTAACGACACACTAATCCCCGGCGTGGTGCCCGAGCCGGAGGAGGCGCAAAATGCTTAGTATGACGGCGCGTGCAATGTGCGAGGCGGGCGCGTGTTACGGCTTGCAGACTCTTGAGGGGTTATGGGACGGACGCGAGGCATTAACCGCGTTGGAAATCCTGGACCTGAACATATGCGATGATGATAAAATCTGGGGTGTGTTGCGCGCGGAATTGATACCGGCACATGGGCTCCACCATCTTGCCTGCTGCTTTGCGGAACTCGCTATCAGAGCCGTGCTGGAGGTATATCGAGAAGACAGTTTTGTGTCGTGGGCGGCGGCCTGGTTAGACGGGTCGGATAGATCAAGGTCGGCGGCAGAGGCGGCAAGGTTGGCGGCAAGGTCGGCGGTAGATGTGGCATGGTCGGCGGCAACGTCGGCGGCAGGGGCGTCGGCACGGTCGGCGGTAGATGCGGCAAGGTCGGCGGTAGAGGCGGCACGGTCGGCGGTAGAGGCGGCACGGTCGGCGGTAGATGCGGCATGGTCGTCGGCAACGTCGGCGGCAGAGGCGTCGGCAACGTCGGCGGTAGATGCGGCACGGTCGGCGGTAGATGCGGCAAGGTCGGCGGCAACGTCGGCGGCAGAGGCGTCGGCAACGTCGGCGGCAGAGGCGTCGGCACGGTCGGCGGTAAATGCGGCAAGGTCGGCGGCATGGGCGGCGGCAAGGGCGTCGGCACGGTCGGCGGCCTGGTTAGACGGGTCGGATAGATCAAGGTCGGCGGCAACGTCGGCAACGTCGGCGGTAGATGCGGCATGGGCGGCGGCAGAGCAAATTAAGATGATTCGCCAGTACCTAAAGGAGGCACCTGATGCAGACGAGTAACATGTATCGTGACTTCGTGCGCGAGATTTCGCGCTGGTGGGCATCTACAACGCGGTTAGGGAAATTAGCCGACTCTGTGTGGTTTGTGACCGTGGCGGCGATGCTTGGGGCCGTTATCGTGATTATGGCGGGAGGGCCGAAGTAAATGACCTACAATCCTTGTGATCCGTGCCGCTATCCGAACGATTCCTGCTCTACCTGCCCTGTGCGGATTGAGCGCGATGCCCGCGCGGAGGAGATCGAAACCGAGCGGGCGATTGAAAAAAGACGAGAGCAAAACGGCTTGACCGAAGCGCGAACTTCAGCCAAGGTGAGAATCCTTGTCGGATTCGCGGAAGCCGGGAAAGAGGTGCAGTGATGAGCAGACAATCAGACTACATTGAGACTATCGAGCGCATATGCCCGGCTGTGGGCAAACTCGAACGGCGACGACTGGACTCCGCGCTCGCGGACTTCGACAAACGCCTTGCAGCGTTCAGCGCGGCACTGGACGCGAACGAGGAGCCGCAGCGCGAGGAGGAGGGCCAGGCTGAACGGCAATTTATCGGTAGGCCGCGAGGAGCGGTGAACGTCCACGACGACCACGATCCTGCGGACAATATCCACGATGACTATGACTCGGAGCTTTACAGGGATGAAAGCTATGAGTAGGCGAGCGGGCGCGGCTCCGGCGACAGGCAACACGCTTGACGCCGCCATCAAGCGGCAACGCGCGGCGGCGGTGCGAGCGAAAACGGTAGAGGAGTTCTACATCGTGCGCATGTTAGGAGACACTGATCTTTATCAGTGCGATCACCCAAACGACCCGGCCCGAAGTTACCGGGTAGATGCTTACGAGGGCACCTGCACATGTCCCGCGTGGCGTGAATCTACTTCGTGCAAGCACTGCGCAGCTGTTGAGAAACATATTGGCAAACAAACAATAAAGGAGAACTAAAAATGCCAGTAGCAGAAGTTGGAAAGTTCATAGTATACAAGACAAATGACTACCTAGTTCAGTTCGTGGACTACAAGTCCACAACTAACCCGGCTGATAATTGGCCGAAGAGGTTTGAAGATGATCAGTATATGTTCAGCTGCGAATTCATAGACAACCCGCGCCTTGTGGACAAGGAGTATGTCGGCAAGAAGATTACGGTCTTTTGCAGTCAGAAGCTCATTCTCCAAGACCCCACGCGAGCCAAAGACTGCCGGTCTAAGTTCGCAAAGATCGTGGAGGCTGCTTTTGGTCGCCCTGCTGAGGACGGCGAGAACGTAGAACCAAAGGACCTCATGGGCCGCCAGATGTGGCTCACTGTTATTGACGAGGGCGAGAAGAATTCGCTGGGTGCATTCAAGCCAGTTAAAGGGCAAACACTGGCACCAGTTCGCGCCCCCGGCGAGTTCGCCGTAGGCCCTGATGCCGATGATGGCGACGATGAGTGGGGCGAGGAAGCGCAGGCCGCAGGCCCGATCACACAAAAGCAGAACGACGAGATCGCCGGGCTATGCACTGGGCTTAGATTTGACAAGCCGACCCTGAAAGCGATTATCACAAAGGCGGTTGGCTCGCCTATCGTGCCTGCGAAACTCAATACCGACCAGGCAAAGGCCGTTATTCAGACAATTCGCGCAGATTATGCTGATGTGGTTACGAACGATGATGACTCACCTTTTGGAGCCGACACAACACCGAAAGCATAGCGTCACCAGCCGGTCTCCGCGACAACCCGGCTGGTGACCACCACCGAGCAACGGGGACCGGCAATTCATGGCCCAGATGAAGCTCAATGGGAGCACTCCGGGGTCGCACCCTGGGGACGGGGGCGTTCGATCCGCCGAAACGGGCCCCAATCAAAACGAAAAGGAGTAAGAAATGGCACAGGTATCCATGAAAGAGATCGTCAGAGAAGTTGATGGACCGGAACTGTCCGACATCGACCTGGTAGCACGTATCCTCGATCTTCGGCAGGAAAAGGCGCGGGTGTCTGATGCCTGCAAGAATGCCCAGGAAACGCTTGTCGAGCGGCTGGTAGAGCGCGGAGTGACTGAGGCGGAGATCGGCGACCACCTCATAACCATATCATTGAAGCTGCTCACGCAGTACGACTCTGCCACATTGAAGAGCCTTAAAAACTGCGCGGTGGGCGAAGATGATCTATGGATGGTGATAACGCAATCGCCATCCACGAAGCAGCTTCAGGCGCTTAGTGACAAGACGGGCGCGGCAGGCAAGGCGGTTATTGCATCGGCGAAGCGCAAGATAGACACAGAAACGACCCTGCTCAAGATCAAGAAGCCGTCGAAGAAACGGAAGCGGTTCTGACTTTTGTCGGGGTGAGCGCCGGACACCAACGGTCGCAATCTGCTCAGTGGAGTCACCCCGGCAAACACCCTCGCCTCAGACGCGAAAATGGCATCGCAAGACGCGAGCTGAGGCGAGGGGATACACAGAAAGAGAGATGAGATTTGACGTGAAAATCGAGATCAAAAACAGATGGACGGGTGAGGTTATCCACGGCGGAAAATACGAGGATAGTAGAGCGTGTTTACTGGGTGCGCTGAAAGCAGGGGCCAACCTGAGCGACGCCTACCTGCGCGGCGCCTACCTGAGCGACGCCAACCTGAGCGGCGCCGACCTGAGCGACGCCGACCTGAGCGGCGCCTACCTGCGCGACGCCAACCTGAGCGGCGCCGACCTGAGCGACGCCAACCTGAGCGGCGCCGACCTGCGCGACGCCAACCTGAGCGGCGCCAACCTGCGCGACGCCAACCTGAGCGACGCCTACCTGCGCCGCGTCGACCTGAGCGGCACCGACCTGCGCCGCGCCTACCTGAGCGGCGCCTACCTGAG